ACTATAAAACTGGGAGATACTGTACAAGTTATAAGTAATAACATTCATCCAAATACAATAACTCAAGATGAAAGAACAGTTTATAATTTAACTGATTCTGATAAGTTTGAAACTAATCGATATTCTGGATTAGGAGTTAATGGTGACACAAATACATCTCAACCTCTCTCTTGGACTAAGCAAAAAACCGGTCAAAAAGTTAATGGGGAATATGTATATAAATCAAGAGATACATTAGAACCTTTAATATTTCCAACTGCTAGAATTATTAAAGATGTATCTACATCAGATACTGAAATATTCATAGATACTTCTGAATTATTTGAATACGAGTCTGGATTATTTGCTCCCAATCAGGCAAGATTTACTGATGTGCAAGCAGATGGTTTTGGAGGATTAATTGTAGAGAACACCAACCCAGTAACTGCTACATTTAGTTGTTCAGTTGGAGTTGGTAGAACTATTACTGGTATAACGACAACTAATCCTGGTTCTGGATATTCATCAGATCAGACAACAATATCTTTAAGATTTGAAAATCCGCCAGTGGGAGTTGCAACAACTGCAACATCTGCAACAGCAACTGCGACAATAACAAATGGATCAGTTTCTTCTGTTTCTATCACTAATCCTGGATTTGGATACACAAATACAGATGTTCCATCTATATTTGCAGAAACACCAAATCTAAATATTGAAAAAATTATAACATTTAATGATGTTGACGGATTTTCAGGAATTGTAACTGGTATTACAAGTACTACAGGGACTGGAGGAAATCCTCTAGCACTCCAATTCAATATATATCATAATGTAGATTCAAATTATTTTAATGGATTGAATGTTGGAAATCCAATTTATATCTACGATACTAGAATTGGTAGTGGAGTCACATCAATTAATAATTCAGATTCTGCAATTGTAGGAATTGGAACAGAGTTTTTAGATAATGTTTATTATATTTCTGCTATATCTAATAATAATAGAAACGGAATTATTACTTGTAATGTAAAATCAGACTCTAATATTATTGGTATTGGAACTACTGGAAGTATATTAAATTCAGTTGGAAAATATTCATGGGGAAGATTATCTGGTGGAACGAGATCTGAAGATCCGATATCAATTCAAGTTAGTGGAAAAACCGTATCGGGTCTATCTACATATCCAACAATTCAAAGAAGAGATTTTGGAATTAGAAAAACTGGAGCACTTCCTAAGATTGTATCTTAAATATGTCTTATAAATATCTAAAAAACTATTAATATGGCTGCATTCGTAACAGACCAATTTAGAATATTGAATGCTGGGTCCTTTGTAGAGTCTATCAGTAATAATTCTTATTATGCCTTCTTAGGTTTATCAAATCCACAATCTCCTAGTGCTGGATTCGGCAGAACAAGTGATTGGAACACTAGTTTAGCAAATAACCCTGTAGATAATTTCCAATATTTATCTCATTATAGAGATACTAGTTTATTTGGAAAAAAAATTACTACAGAAAACGCCCGAAGAGTTGTAAGAAAGGTTGATTGGGTTCAAGGTCTTCAGTACGATATGTATAGGCATGATTACCGTCAAGGTAATGAAGCACCAGTTGGAAGAACTGTTAGATTATATGATGCAAATTATTATGTTATTACAGAGGATTTCAAAGTTTATATTTGTATTGAAAATGGTTCTTCAGGTCTCAATCTCACAGTTCCAACATCAACAATAAAACCCACACATACTGATGTAGAACCTGTTGGATATTCTGATAAGTATAGATGGAAATATCTATTCACAGTTTCTCCTTCAGATGTCATTAAATTTGACTCTACAGAATATTTCGTTGTTCCAAATAATTGGGAAACTACAACAGATTCTGAAATTCAAATTATTAGAGATGGTGGAAATTCTAATAATAATAATAATCAAATAAAAGCAGTATATATTGAAAATGGTGGAAGTGGATTTGGTGATCTTGAATCAACAGTAATATATGATATTTTAGGTGACGGAACTGGTGGTAAAGTTTCTCTAACAACAACTGATAGTGTTATAACAGATGTCACTGTTACTCAAGGTGGTTCTGGTTATACTTATGGAATTGTCGATTTACCAACAAGTTCTACTGCAGCAAAATTAATACCTATTATTCCTCCATCAAAAGGTCATGGACATGACATTTATAAAGAATTAGGTGCAGATAAAGTATTATTATATGCAAGATTTGACGATTCTACTAAAGATTTTCCAATAGATACAAAATTTGCTCAAGTTGGTATTATAAAAAATCCTGAAACATTTTCTGGAGCAGGAGTAACTTTTACTGGAAATACATTCTCATCTCTTTCTGCAATTGGATTATCCGAATCTAGAGATGTAATCATCGGAGAAGAAATAACTCAAGATCAAGGTAGTAATATTGTTGCAAAAGGATATGTTGCATCATTTGATAAAGACACTAAAATTTTAAAATATTATCAAGATAGATCATTGTGTTTTGGAAATGAATTAGACCAAACACAATCTTTAGATACGAAAAATATTATTCCATTTAATTCTCCTAGCGAGAATCCGCAACCTATTTCTTTTACTGTTTCTGGAGGATCATCTCCAATTGATCGAACTTTGAATAGTAGTGTAATTACGATTGATTCTAAACAAATTGATTTGGGAGTTTCATTTACTAATGGACTTGCAAATTCGGAGATAAATAAAAAGACAGGGGATATAATTTATATTGATAATAGACCCATTGTCCAGAGAGACTCTAGACAAAAAGAAGACATCAAAATCATTCTAGAATTTTAAAAAAAGATGGCACAAAAAACCGACTTAAATATCAGCCCCTACTATGATGATTTTGATGGAGATAAAAACTTTTATAAAGTTTTATTTAAACCAGGATTTCCAGTTCAGGCTAGAGAATTAACAACTCTTCAGTCCATCTTACAGAATCAAGTAGAGTCTTTTGGTGGTAATATTTTTAAAGAAGGATCTATAGTCCTTCCAGGAGCACCAACTTTTGAAAATCAGTTTTCTGCAGTAAAGTTAAATGATATTAATTTAGGGATAGATGTTTCTCTTTACATTAAGAATTTCATTGGAAAGACTATTACAGGTCAACTTTCAGGAGTAACAGCAGATATTCAAGAAGTTGCTTTTACTAGTGATAGTGATTTAGTAACTGATTTGACAATTTATGTTAAATATAAAGAATCTGGTGATGATGCCGAAGTAGATACTTTCCAAGATGGGGAACAATTATTTGCAAGTGAAAATGTTACATATGGAAATACTACAATTAGTGCAGGAACTGCATTTGCATCATTAATCTCTCAGGATGCAACATCAATCGGTTCAGCAGCGTTTATCGATAATGGTGTCTATTTTATTAGAGGAACATTTGTAGAGGTTTCTAAGCAGACACTCATACTAGATTATTATACAAATACTCCCTCATATAGAGTAGGACTAAAAATATCAGAAACTATTGTAAATGCAAAAGATGATTCATCTTTATATGATAATGCAAAAGGATTTAGTAATTTTGCGGCACCAGGTGCAGATAGATTAAAAATTTCATTAACACTTACAAAAAAAGATTTATCTGATAAAACAGATACTGATTTTGTAGAGATTTTAAGATTAGATGAAGGAAAAATTAAAAAGATTAAAGATAAATCTGACTATAGTATAATAAAAGAATATATTTCAGGCAGAACATTTGACGAATCTGGACATTATGCTGTAGATGAATTTAGCATAAAAGCACTCAATTCATTAAATGATCAAATTAATAATGATGGATTATATTTAGAAGGAGAAACTACAGAACAAGGAAATACTCCATCAGATGATTTAATGTGTCTCCAGGTAAGTCCTGGAAGAGCATATGTTCATGGATATGATGTTACTCTAGATGCAGAAACTGCTGTAGATGTAGAAAAACCAAGAGATACTGAAAGTATAAGTGGTGCTAATATCCCATTTGAGATGGGACATTTGTTGAGAGTTAATAATGTCAGTGGTGCTCCAAAAGAAAATAAAACTTTAGATTTATATGATCAACTTAATGCGGGAGGGTCAATAATTGGTGCTGCTAGAGTTTATACATTCAATTTGACTGATGCTGCATATTCTGGTGCAGCAACTCAGTGGGACTTATATCTTTATGATATTCAAACTTATACAAAGGTAATTTTTAATGTAAGCACAACACTTTTAACATCTGCTTTTATAAAAGGAAAGAGTAGTGGTGCGAGTGGTTTTGTTGTTTCTGGTTCTTCTTCAACAACTTTTGATCTCAGTCAAACTTCAGGAACTTTTGTAACTGGAGAAAAACTAATTGTTAATGGGATTGAAACTGCATTAACAATTGCAAGTTTTACTCAAAATACAATTGACCAACTCAAATCTGTTCAACAAACAGCATCTATATCAGGTCATCAGGATAATTTTAAAGCAAGTGCAGTATTAACTTCCAAAAAGTTCTCCAATGGAATTTCGGAAGTTAATGTTAATGGAACAACCGTAACAAGTCCAGGAAAATTATTCTCTGGGG